AAATAGATGATAGAATTAATGGTTACACCGATGATGTGGATGCTATTAAACAAGCAATCTATTTAATTCTCAGCACTGAACGATATGAGTTCATTATCTATTCGTGGGATTACGGTGTTGAACTTGTGGATTTATTTGGACAACCGATGCCTTATGTCATGTCCGAGTTACCGAGACGGATTACGGAAGCACTCACTCAAGATGATCGCATAAGTGGTTGTAAGGATTTTGAGTTTGAAATCAACAAACACAAATTGCACACCACTTTTACGGCGATAACTACTATGGGCGACATTTCTACCGAGTTGGAGGTGAATGTTTAATTGGCTTTTGAAGAAATGACCTACGAGAACATTCTGCAAAGAATGATGGTTAGAGTCACAGATAAGTACCCCGATCTCGATACCAGAGAGGGGTCTATTTTATTTAATGCGCTTGCTCCAGCTGCGTTGGAATTAGCGATTATGTACACTGAGTTGGACAATGCTATTAAGGAGAGTTTTGTTAATACTGCCAGCAGAGAATACATTTTAATCGCTTGCGAACAAATGGGTATGGATATATCTATATTTGATGCAAGTAATGGTATTCATAAAGGTGTTTTTGATGTTGAAGTTCCACTCGGCTCTCGGTGGAATTGCGAGTTATATAACTATACGGTAACTGAGTACATCGGTTTAGATAACAATGAATATCACACTTACCGTATGGAATGTGAAACATTGGGTAGTTCTCCTAACAATCAAACTGGTGATCTGACTGCGATTACTGATATTCCAAATGATTTGACAATCGCTAGAGTAGTGGAATGTCTTGTTGAAGGTGAAAATGAAACTTCTGACGAGGATATTAAAACTGCCTATTACGAGTATATCAATAGTACTGTTAGTGATGGCAATGTCAATCAATACAAACGATGGTGTTCTGAATACGAGGGAATTGGTAACAGTAAGATTTTCCCTTTGTGGAATGGCGCTAACACCGTTAAGGTTTCAATTTTAACCACTTCCAACAGAGCAGCTTCAACTGAACCGGGTGGCTTGGTTGAACGATTCCAAGAATATTTAGACCCTGGTATTACTGGCATGGGTGATGGCGTTGCTCCTATTGGTGCATTTGTTACGGTGACTACTGCTACAGAAGTGCCTATAAACATTAGTGCTACAATCACCATGAAATCTGGATATACCAATACAGACGGTATCGCAACAGCGTTAGGTAATTTTTTCAGGGGAATAGCTTACGAGAAGACCCAAGTTGCGTACATGACTATCGGAGCAACGATTCTCAGCGTGGAAGGTGTTGAATCGGTTAACGACTTATTAGTTAACGGTGGTACGGCTGATATAACTGTGACAGGCGAACAGATTCCAGTCTTAGGCACTGTTAATTGGACGGTGAATTAAAGATGTACCACGAAAGAATGAATAGTTATTATCCACAAGTCATACAAGCGATTGTGGATTTCCAAGCTATTATAAATGCGGAATACCCGGAGTTTGAGGATTTAGCAAGTGCTAAAGATAGAGTTATAAACGATGCTTATTTGCTTACAATGTCTGAACAGCGAACCGAACAGTGGGAAAATATCCTTGGAATTAAACCGATTGCTGAGTCTAGTTTATCGGATAGACGAGAGACCATTATTGCTCGTATTCGTGGACAAGGTAAGTTGAACACGGCTCTTATCAATTCTATCGTTAACGCATTTACTGGCGGTACTGCTAACTCCTGGGTGGAAGATAGTGTGCTGTATGTTGAGATCACACCTCCACCTGGTAATAAACAATTCCAATTCGCCAACGTAAAGCAAGAATTAACTCTTAAAGTTCCTGCTCACTTAGGCATCAACATTAGTAGAAATTATTTTGAGTGGAGTGAAATTAAAGCTAATTTTGCTACTTGGGGCGATGTAAAAGATAATTTCGATATTTGGAACGATGTTTATTTATTCGTTCCATTTAAATAAAGGAGGTAGTTAATTGAAATGAGTACAACTACTGCCAATTACAATTTAATTAAACCAGAATTAAGCGATGTTGCTGATATAACGGCAATGAATGAGAACTGGGATGTAATTGACGAAGCTTTAGCTAACGCTGCGTCAGAATCTGTAACGGTTATTGGTGGATACATTGACTTAAATGATCTGTATGAAGTTGGTGAGTATACCTATTCTGCTGCATCCGCCGCTACAATGAGTAATGTTCCAGAACAAGCCCAAGGGACGTTAATTATCTTACCTAGATTGATAGAGAATGACCCCGATAATATTATTCAAGTTGTTATTACTCGTGAAAATTCAATTTTCATTAGAAACAAATATGATGGAACGTGGAAAGAATGGGATAAGGTAGCCTCCGAAGCTACTTTGACTCGACAAATCAATAACCACGGTAGACACGTTCCAAATAATTGTGCTCAAATTTCCGATTGGAATGAAGCAACCCTTACTGGTTGGTATATGGGTAATAATGCAGCCAACGCGCCTACTAATCATGAAAATACTTCAAGTAGCCTTTGGTATTTCGGATTTGTTATTACACACAATGAGAACTACGTATTCCAAGAGGTGTATTTATTCACGGCTTCTGCCGAAGCAAACGAAATCCCGAAATACATAAGAGCAAAAAAAGATGGAACGTGGGGCAACTGGCACAAAGTTACTGTCCAGAGGGATGTTCCAGCGGACGCTAAGTTGGATTACATCAAAAATCTAACAGGCGATGCTCAAGTGCAACTTAATAACAGGATGTATGCTAAACCCTCATTTATTGAATTTAACCCGACCGATACTATGGGACACGGTGGTTATCTGGATTTCCACTATAATGGCTCGACCGAGGATTGGACCACTAGAATTATTGAAGAAAAATCTGGTCAGCTCCGTATTATGGCCGACAAACTTCGATTATCTGGAGTTTTAGACATTTCTGATGGTGACGCTGGTGTATATGGTGACGATCACACTGTTAATCTTGTAAGTAAAAGTGATAAGGATAATGACTATAAGCGTTCAATTCAAGTTATGAATAAAGCGTATGAATCCGATATAGCCGATGCACTTATTCTAATTGATAAAGATTCAACTGGTGCAAGGAATTATAAACTGTTCGGTGAACATAATCTGACTGCACTTGCAACTGCGTTGGGTACGTGCAAGATAGCCACAGGAACATATACAGGAACTGGAACTTACGGGTATCTTCAGCCTACCGATGAAAATGCGAACAAATTGACTTTTCCGTTTGTTCCGAAGTTGCTCATAATAACAAGTGAATATTCAAATGCAGTAATAAACTATCAAAGCGTCATACAAGACGGTTATATGGGTGGTTTTTGTAGTAATATTATCGCATATTGTGATACAAGTGTTTCAGATGATGGGCTAACATTAAAATGGTGGACACCCCAAAATGATCCAAAAAGGCAACATAACACGCAAGGTGAGAAATATCACTGGATGATAATAGGATAAAGGGGCGTAATAAATGCAGACTATTATAGAAATTAACGCTCTGGAGAACGGAGCGCACAGAAACCAAATATTGGAGTCTGGATATGATGATTTTATAATCCCCGAAGGTTGGGCGATTGTGCCTGATGGTATGGAAACGCAGAATTTCCCCTTTGGCTCAATAGCGGTTGAGGAAATTAATGGAATAATGACTGTGACAAACTGGACTCCCGGAATGATACCCAAGCCTGAACCCGAACCCAAGCCTGATAGCACCCTTGCTGATCGTGTATCGGCACTTGAAAATGCTATAGCTGAAGGATTACATCTTTATGAGGGGGATATTGAATGATTACATCCAACTTATACGCAGCTTTAACATCTACCATCTACGTAAATGCTATGACACTTAACGGAAAAAATATCACGACCGATGATCAGAAAATTCGTGCGTCTGGTCTTTATAGTGAATGGAAAGCTGGCGCTCATACTGTTGGTGAGATTTTAAACACGTATTCAACTGAGGATTTAAATGACGAATGGAATCAAACTTGGGAATGTTACCAAAACTACGATAATGATGTATATCCTGACATAGTTCCCGGTAACCCAGCTT